CCCGGAGATGGTCCGCGGCGTCACACCACATGAACGCCGGCGAGAACCCGCTTGAGCCTGCAACTTGAAAGTCATTTGGATTGTTTGCGCTTGCGCGCGGCGAAGGCGGCGGCGAGGGCGGGCAAATTATTGCTGGCGCGGTCGCGGCCGACTTCGTTGTAAAGTTTGATAGCCTGCTTGAGCTTGGCCTTGATTTCTGGCGTGTCGGTCGGATAACTCGTCAGGTCGTACATGTCGCGGGGCTTAGTCATAAATGGTTACCCTCCATAGCCCGATTTGAGCCACCGCATAGCCCAACCAAATCAGACTATGCCAGTAGCGGTGCTGGATGAGGCCGAGGTCGATGGCGACAAAGAAATAAATGAAGCCGACCGAGGCGATAAGGGCGCTGGAGGTCATCGGCGCGCTTTGGCGGTCTTGGCGGATGCCCGAAATGCTTTGGCGGTCGGAGCGCCAGCGGAACCGGGTTTGCGCATCTTCTCGCCGCTTCCGGCGGCGATGCGGGCTTTTTTGGCGTGTATGTTGGCGTATAGTCCTGCGGGTTTTTTCATAAATTATTCTTCTTCGTTGTTTCCGTAGCGGATGGCCCAGGCGAACATGCCGCCGTAGGCTGCTAGGGCGCCGAGCACTATGCCTGCGGCGAGGCCGATGAGGATGTAGCCGGCGGCGGTCACTCGTGGACGCGCCTCCACTTGTCTTTCCACATCGACCTCGCCATCGTGGCGGACTTCTCGGCGACTGCTTCTTCGCTCATGTCGGGGCAGACATGGTGGAGCAGCTCATGCAGAACCGTGTCTAGCTCGTCCGCGCCGGATTGGCGGGGATCGATGTAGACTTTGCCGTCGCCCAAGGTCATGCCGTCCGCTTTTTCGCGGCCGAGCTTCTTGCGGACGATGGCGATGGTTCTGCGTGGGGGCATTTAGGCGGCTTTCTTCGCCATGAGCTGGACGTAGTGGAGGTTGAGACGCGCTTGGAAGACCTTCCAGAACGGCTCGGCTGAGAACATCCAAGCGACCTCGAAATCGTCCGGCGACTCCTTGCCGATGCGGACGATGCCGCGGCGCTGGACCTTCATGTCCGGGCGGTTTTCGTTCCAGAGTTGCTCGTAGCCAGCGAGCTGGACTTTGTGCGCGCCAACGATGGCTTTGGATGTCTTCCAGTCGAGGAGGACGATTTTTCCGTCGCGGTCGCGGCTGGGCGCATCGATGGTGCCGCCGAAGAGGTATTCCTCGGAAACCAACTGCACTTCCGGCTCGATGACGGTGAGGCCCTCTTCGTCCCACCAGCGCTTGAAGTTGTTGAACGCGATGGTGGCTTTCTCGACATCCGCGGGGCTGAACTCGGAGAGGTCGGCAACGTGGTTGTGGAGAAAGCACTCAATGAGGAAGTGCGCGATGGTGCCGATGTCGGCGGCCTTGTCGCGCACCTTGCGGTAATCCTGACCTTCCATGCCGAGCTTCCACGCCCAGTGGATGAGTCCGCTGCTGTCCTCGCCGATTTTGGCGATGGTGCTGGCGCCGGGAACGTCGGTGCCGTCTTTGAGCGGATACTTCTGGTGTGCGCGGGTCTTCTCGAGGCGGACGATTTTGCGTCCGTCCTCGGTGAAGCGATCCGGCTCCGCGGGCTTGGCGGCTTTCGCCGCCTTGCCCTTGGCGCTCGGTTTGCGTGTGGTGTTTTTCTTGGGCATGGCGATTACCAGGTGATCTCTTCGTCGTCGGTGCCGGTCTTGGCCGCGGCGGGCTTGGCTTCCGAAACGTCGAAGCCGTAGCTGGCAGCGCTGCCGCCATCGCCCCAAGTGACTAGTTCAAGCACTTGCACCGCTTTGGGCTGCAGCGTAATGCCAGCGCCGAGGCTGGCCGTGTACCAAGCGTAGGGCACGACCGCGACTTTGATCTTGGAGCCGCCGCCGACATTGGCTTCAAGCGGCTGGCCGTCAGCGCCGAAGAGCTTCGGCTGGCGGGAATACTCTTCGCCGGCCTTGGTTTTGCCGATGGCTTTGACCTTGAGCTTCAATTGGACGACACCGTCGTTTTCTTCCCAGGGCGCGGCGTGCATCTTGAGCTTGTCCTTCTTCAGCTCGCGCTTCTTGTTGGCAACGAACTCGGCGAGGATCTCCTCAACGTCATCGAGGAACGGCTTGGCGTCCTCCGCGGACAGCTCAAGGTTGACTTTGAAAACCCCAATGTCGTCGAACTTGGTGTCGGGACGGTTGAGGCTGGGATAGCGAGCGATGCCCGCGGGTGTGGTCAGGGTTGTGTTTGGCATGGGTGTTATGTGTTTGGTTGGGTTTTTGGTTGGATGGGAAAGTCGGAGTGACGCATGAGCGTACAAAATTCATTGAACGGAAGCGTGACAAGCATCTCGCTGTGGTCGCGGCGGTGGATGACGGCGCACAGATCAGTGCCGGCGTCGCGGCGGGCCTGTGCGATGGCGGCATCCAAGTCGAAGCGGGCGCGGCCGTGGCGCTTGCACTCGAAATGCCATCCGGGCAAGCAGGGCACGACAATGTCAGGCGCAGAGACTCCCCATTGTCCCTGGCTGACCTGCGCGCCCCGCTTGGCCGGAAAACCTTCGGCGGTCAGAGCTTTGGCGACTTCGCGCTCAAAGCATGCGCCTTTCTGGCGGGAGTTGATCATTGGCTTGAATAGCTCCAATATCGGACAACGCCTTCGGGAAGCGTCCTATAGCGCGAGTTTTCCCACTCACCACCCCTAACGTATGTGGCGTTCAAAATAACCCATTCGCCGCAGTCATAGGCTTTTACTGTTAGCGGAATGTTTTTCGGCGGTTCGCTGGCCCAAATATGCACAAAGTTTTTGTCGTCCTTATTCATTGAGCGCCTCCCAAAGTTGTTTATCCGGGGCGTAGACCGCGCCATCGCCGTCAGTCAGGCGGCCAACCGGGGCGGTGCCCTCAAAGCGGGTGAGCGAGGGACGCCAAGTAAGGTTGAGTGTCCCGGTGCGGCCGGCGCGGTGCTTGGCAACGATCAGCTCGGCGTCCTGCGGATCGGGTTCTTGGTCCTGCACGGCGTAGTAGCAGGGGCGATGGACCAAGCACACGATGTCGGCGTCCTGCTCGATGCTGCCGGACTCGCGGAGATCGGAGAGCTTGGGGCGGTTGTCGCTGCGGTTTTCCGCTTGGCGGTTGACCTGGGCGGCGGCGACGACAGGAATGCCCAGCTCCATGCTCATGGCTTTCAACCCGCGGGAGACAAAGCCGACTTCGTTTTCGCGGCTTTGGGCGCCGGAGTGGCTGACGAGCTGCAGGTAGTCTACGAAGATTGCCTTCACGCCCCAGCGGCGGACGGCTAGGCGGGCGCGTCCGCGGATGTCGAGGAGCGTCAGACCGCCGCGGTCATCAACGTAGAGCGGTTCGCTGGCAAACTGCGTGGCGGCATCCATGATACGGTGCTTCATGGATGCGGTAAGGAAGCCGTTGCGGATGATCTCGGTGTTGGTCTCAGCGCGGCTTAGGACAACGCGCGCGGCCAACTCGTTGGCGGGCATCTCAAGGCTGAAGTAAACGACCGGCACACCGCGGCGGGCCATGTTGTCCGCCATATTCAACATCAACGCGCTTTTGCCCATGGCGGGACGGCCGGCGACAATCGTGAGTTGTCCTCCGCGGAGTCCGCCAGTGACCTGGTCGAAGTCGCGGATGCCGGTCTGCAAGCCGAGTTTCCGGCCGCCAGACATGAGCGCTTCCAGCTCGTCAAGCAGGCCCGGGACAATGGCGCTCGGTGCGCGCATGGAGTCGGTGGCGGTGGTCAGTGAAAGGCTCAAGACCGCTTCGCCGGACTGCTGCAGGACGCTGTCAGCATCCGTAGCCATGTCCTGCGCCGCCGCCTGCATCGCAACGGCAGAGTCGATGATGCGGCGGCGGGCATGGAGATCTCGAAGGGTTTGCGCGTGATATTCAACGCCCGCAGGACCACCGGCAGACTGCGAAAGAAACTCGGTGATGGCGCCGGCGCCGCCAACAAAGTTCAGCTTATGCTTCGCATCGATGCGCTGGGTCGTGGCGATAAGGTTCGGCGTGCCGCCCTCGCTGCGGATTTCGGTGATGGTTTCAAAGACCAGCCGATGCGCGGGTGTGAAGAAAAGATCGGCGTGAAGACCGGCAACTTCGTCAACAAGGCGCGGGTCGGCGAGCAGGCTACCGAGGACAGCTTGCTCGACTGCTGGCGATTGGGGCACGGTGCGCTTCACG